CCGGTCTTCCCGTCCCCGGCGTTGTTGATGAGCCCGCCGATACGCTGGTAGCACGCGTCGACCTCGGCGCCAGCGTCGAACGCGGCGGCGTCTACGTCGGCTGTTGCGTCCCAGAGCAGGCGCAGGGAGAACCCCGAGAGCGAGCCCTTGACGCTCATAATCTTGGCGTCCGCTGTGCCGAACGCTGAAGCGTCGAAGGCGCTGGTCGCGGTTTCCTCCCCCGAGCCGTCACCGACGATCGAGAGCTTGATGACCACGTTACGGGTGCCGTTCAGGACCGTCTGCTTGGTGACGGTGTTCGCCATGGCTCAGCCCCCCTTTTTCTTGGACGCCGCCTTGGGCTTCGCCTTGGGCTTCGCACCCGCGGCGAGGGCGGCAAGCTGCCGGGGGCCCAGGAGACGGTACTTGTCCGCTGCGTCGCGGGCGGCGATCTCCGCCTCCTCGCGGGTCGCGAAGACTCCCTCGTAGAGGGTCAGGCCTCCGCTTTCGACGCGGACGGTGGAGTATCCCCCCTCCGCCGCGCCGATCCGGACGCGCACGGTTAGCGCTCCTTGGACGCGAAGACGTAGTCGACCGTCATCGTCTTGGCGGCAGCCGCACCGTTCTGGATGCCGAAGCTGATCGTCAGCTCCTCGTCGTCCGGGAGGTTGGTCACCGCCGACGTGCCGATCTGCACGCCGTTCACGTAGTAGCGGATTGCGCTGTCACCGTCGTAGTCGAACGCTACCGTGATGTCGGTGGCATCGACGACTGTGGCGATACCCGTGGCCGTGGTCGCGGTGCTGTCCTTTATCACCACGAAATCGAGCAGCGCGTCGCCATCGTCCTTGCGGAAGTAGACGCCATCTGTGACCGCGAGCGGGGTGGTGTCGGTGATCTGCAGCCCCATCACGAAGTCGCTCTGGGTCGCGTCGCTCACCTGGAACAGCGCCTTGAAGAACAGGCGCTTGCCGGTGGCGAACTTGAAGCTCTCGCCGACCTTCTGGAAAAAATCCCGGTCGTCGTCGGCGTCGTCGTTGGTGATCAGGAGCCGGCCGCCGTCGGCGTTGGTAATCGCCTCCGTAGCGTCGCCGGCGCCGCCCTCAGTCGTGGTGATCGTCCAGTCCGCCGCCGTGAACGTATCGAAATCGTTGAAGTAGGTGTGCCACTTCGTCGGGTCGAGCATCCCGAACTTGTAGAGCGGATCGCCCGGGGAGGTGTTGGACACGCCAGAGCGGAAATGCGTAGGACCGTTCGACATCGACAGAGCCTCCTAGCTCCAGCCCCGAGGGGCCACCGAGGAAACGAAAAGAGCCGCCCAGGTTTCCCCAGGCGGCTCTCCCATTGAAGCGATAACGTACCAGACTAGGGACGCTACTGCAACAGATCAGGCACCGTTGGCGCCGTAGGCACCGCGCCAGTCCGACCAGCCGAAGCTGAATCGGCAGGAGCTCTTGAACCGGTAGTTACCGGTCTCGAACTCGGGCTCCATGCTGGTCGTCAGGCCCTTGCGCTCAAAATGGACGAGCCCACGCGGCGCGTCCGTCTTGATGTACCAGGAGTCCGGGTCGGTCAGGTAGTGATTGACCTTCGTCCCGTCGGGGAAGATCCCCATGTTCTTGAGCGCGTTGGTGTCGTTGTCCGCGGAACCGCTGCGGAGGCTCGACGCCAGGATACGCTCTGCGGCGAACATATTGCTCGTCGGGATCAGAAGCCCGCGCGCCTGCACGTTGATCGGCAGGCCACGGTTGTCCTTCCACTGGCTGATCGCGATGACCGCGTCCTCCAGCGCCGTCTCGGAGATGTCGGCCGAGACGGTATTCGACTGCACCGGCCCGCTGACCAGCGGGTGCGATGCGGAGAACAGCGGAACCCCGTCGCCCCCGTTGAACCCGGAGGTGTGGCCGTTGTTCAGGACGTTCGCCCCGATCTGGTTCCGCGTGTGAGCGTGGGACCGCGCGAGCGCCTTGGTGTAGCGCTTGCTGATCGAGTCGTACTGGTTGTCGTCCATGGCTTCCTCCGTGAGGGAGAACGCCAGGGCGTACGTCTTGTGCAGATAGCGCGCGGTGTAGAACTCCTGCGCGGTATCGTATGAGACGTTCTGACCCTCGCCCTTCTCCGGCGCTTCGCCGAAGGTGGAGAGGGCGACTTCCTCCTCGAAGGCACGAGTCGACGTGTCCTTCTCGAAGATTTGCTCGTACTCGCGCTCGTAGCGCTTGTACTCGATGCCAAAGAGGGCGTGGAGACCAGGCTCCAGCTCCTTGGCGATTTGACTGCGGCTGATTGGCACTGTCCGGCCTCCTTACGACGCAGCAGGGTTGTTGTACGCGTGCTCGTGGACGATCACTTCGACCACCACGTGCTCCGCGAACGAGTTCGCCGGCCGGTGCACCATGTCGAGCATCCGGAACGTCGCGACGGTACCCGACAGCGCGCCCAACTCGATGATCGAGTTGCCGGTCGTCGTGCTCCCAGCCGCATAGGTGATCATGTCCGCGTAGCTGCCGCGGTCGGTGATCGCCGGCGTCTGACCCGTGGTGCACTGGATCTCGAACACCAGCATCGGGTCGTCGTAGACAAGGAAATCGACGTTCACCGACGCCGCATTGCCGTCGTAGAACGAACGGAACACGACGTTCTGAGCCCCGGTGGTCGGGTCCTCGTACTGGCACCCGGCGAAAACGCCGAGGATAGTGTCGCCGGCGGCGGCACGAACGATACGACCGGACGACCACTTGACGGGATCACCAAAGAAAATCGTGGTGGTGTAACCGTCTGCAGCGGCGCCTTTGTACCAGTTCGCCCGAATTACGCCTCCGGCGAGATGGCGCGTCGGTCGGAGACCGAAGGGCGCATCAACATTCGCCATTTTCCAATCCTTTCAGGATGGAGGGTTCTAGGGGGTAGTGCCCGCGTCGGTGTCGAACGACGGGGCCTTGCCGCGAGTCACGCGCTCGGCTCTCTCACCGGAGTCGTTCGTGAGTGGCATCGAAGGGTGCCGCTCCTTGAACAGATCGGTGTCGATCGCCCGGGTCTTCTGCGCGGTCTGGCCCTGATAGTGGCGCATGCGCGCCTCCATCTTCGCCTTGGGGATCGCAACAAGAGCGACGTCGTTGAACCCAACGACACCGTCGAATTTTGAACCCTGGTGTGAGCCGACCTTGAAGTCCGGAACCTCATCCTTCATCACAAAGCGGTAGCCTTCCCGCATGCGCGCCTGGAGAGACCGTGCGTCGTCCTTCCCACCCGTGGAGATGCGGATCCACCTGAGATGCAGGTCCGGGCCAAGGTCCGGCAGCTCGAGGTTGGTTGGCACTTCGTAGGTGGCAGGGACCTCCGTCGCCTCGCGCGACTGGGTGTTACGCGTCTCGCTTTCACGGTTTGATCGAGTCATTACACAGCCCTCTTACTTTCACGTTCATGGTTGGTGGGTAGGACGCTACTTTCGGTGGGCGGCGTACTGCTCGTACGTCACCCCCAGCTTGCGGGCGATCGCCTGCTCGCGTTCTGACAGCTGGGGGGATCTGGTTGAGCGGGACCGGGCGGGGCCCGGCACTCCCGCGACGGCGGACGGCCGGCGAGTGCCGCCGGTGTCCGGAAACGCAGCGGCGATCCGGGAGTCGAGCTCCCGGTAATACGCCGGTGAATCCATTGCGTAGCCTTCGCGCTTGAGCGCCGCGTCGACGGCGTAGGCGGCACCGGTCTTGGCGTCGTCCTTGCCGAACCACTGGTTCCGCTCCGCCCACGCGACCGCGGCGGGCGAAGGACGCTGCGCCGACGGCTGCTGCGGCTGAGCCGACGGCTGGGCGGGAGCTGCGGCCGGTTTCGGCTGCTGCTGCTCCATCCGCTGCCGCGTGTACTTGAGCGCGTTCGCCTCGAACTGTGCGTCGTTGTGCTTCGCCAGCACCTCAACGTACCCGTTGGTGTCGCCAACCTCCAGCGCGTCCGCCATCTCCTTGCGGTATCGCACCAGCTCGGCGTCCTTCGACGCGATCCGCGCCTCGACCAGCTGTCGTTCGGTGCTCTGCACCCGCGGGCCCGCCTGCTCGAACTGCGTCCGAAGCCTCGCGTGGTCGTCCAGCAGCTTGCGGGTCTGCGCAGCGCCGGCGGCGTTGCGCGCCTCGGCATCCGCGAGGTTCTTCTCCAGCTGGCGGCGCGACAGGCGCGGCGGCGCTCCGTCGGCGGCGGCCGGAGCCGCGTCATCGTCGTCATCGTCCTCAGTGCGTGCCGGCGCGGGCGTAGGGCCGTCGTCGTGCAGGACCTGCCGGGCCGGCGGGCGGGTCTTGTCCTCCGGCGCCGCCGGCTCCAACCGGTCTACCGGCTCGTCGTCGATCGAGGCGGGAGCGTCGTTCGAGGATTCCGTATCGTGGCTTACGCGCATGTCACACCGCCCGCTTCAGGAGGTCGGGGTTCTCGATCACGCCGAGGATCTCGTCGTCGTTGATCATCCGGTACGGGGCCTGGTCGGAGGCTTTCACCTCGAACTCAGCGCCCTTGTACTTGTTGATCAGGACGAACTGCCCCGGCTGGACCTTGTCCCCTCCGAACTTCTCGTCCGAGAACGCTGCAGGGCCCACGGTGATCACCTTCGCGACCATCGCCAGGTTGCGCTGCACGTCCTGGGACGACGGCGGCAGGAGGATTCCTCCTACCTGCTTCACCTCGGGCAGCAGCTGCACCAGCAGCCGATACATAAACGGGCGCACCGGCGCTCCGCCGTTAGCGTCAGACATCCTCGCCCTCCATATTTTTCATTCGCTTCTCGAACTTCTCCAGGGCCATCGCCAGCCCCTGGTAAAGTCCGCACTGGTAGTGGTAGTCGGCGGGGTCCCTAAACCGCCGGGCGATCGTCGCGTCCTTGATCGTGCGCATCTCGGCGGTCACGTCCGCGGTTACGGCGTCCTTCAGTCGGGAGAGCCCGCTCATTTCGCGGGCCTCCGGGCTTCAAGCCGGAGCTCTTGGTCGGCGCGATCGTTGTCTCGCGCCATGTTCTCGATCCGCGCGGCGGTGTCCCGCTCGGCGCGCGCCATCTCGCGGTCGGCGATCTCGGCGTCGTGCATTGCCTCGCGGGTGTCGACCTCGACGCGCGCCTGGGTCTCGCTCTCGCCGGTCTTGGCCCTGATCATGTCCGCCTGCGCCTTGACGACCGCAGCGTCGGCCTTTTTGCTTTCCAGCTGGAACATCGGATCCTGCTGGGCCTGCTGCGCCTTCTGCGCCTGGGCGAGCTGCTGGCGCTGCTTCGCGAGCTGCTGTGCCGCCTGGGCCTGGGCTGCCGCGACGTTGTGCGCGGCCTGCCCCATGTCAGCGTACTCTCCGGTGTCCGCCTGGTCGGTGGCCGCGTAGTCCGGGGCCGGCGGGAGCTGCATGCCCGTGGCCGCCATGATCTCCTGGCGCTGCATGTACGCCATGTGCTGGCCAATCAGCGCGTCGATGCGCGCCATCAGCACCTGGGCGGCCTGCGGGTTGCCGACCGCCTGCGCGGTGCCCGGGTCGGATTTCTTGGCGGACAGGAACGCGATGTGCGCCAGATGGTTCTGCGCCGGGTATGCCTTGGTCGGCCGTCCCATCAGGATCGCGTAGAACTCGGTCGCCGGGTCCATCGCCGGCGGCTCGCCGCGGTACGGCAGGAGGCGGTCGATGTCCTCGGTGCTCAGGTTGAGCGACTTCAGCATGAACCGCACCGCGCTGGGGCGGTCGACTTCGCCCGGGAACTGCGTGGCGACCTGCGCGATCGCCTGCGCCTTCACGACACGCTGCGCGTCGCTGAACGCCGTCGGATCGGCGACCGGCATGATCTGGATGGTGGCGAAGTCCGCTGAGTAGACGACGCCGTCCTTGCCATCCATCGGGAACGGATAGCTGCCGTCGATCTGCTCGGAGTTGATCCG